GTGGCCAATTCCGGTCCCTCTCTTACACGCAGGAATCCAAAAGACCAAAAGAAGGAAGGAAACAAGGGAAAACCCCAGATCTCCCCCCTGCCTTCAGGATCCCGCACAACCGAGCAAGCGGTGCACCCAGACAAGAACCAACGGGGGACATTTCGTCCCTCACGTGGCCAAAGGTCTGCCGGGGCGCCCAAGGTGGTACGTGGAAATGGAACATTCGTGTTCCCCAGTACGCTACCCGCTCTCAAGGCTATGTGTCGGTGGGCGACGCAGTCAGGAATTCAACTCTGGCAATTGCCAAAGTCAACGAGCCCGACTCCGTCACTCAAACATGCGTGTATGCGATGCCTTACCCAACTGGGCAAGTACTCTCACAAAAAACAAAACAAGAAGAAACAACACCATCTCACCTCAACTCTTCGAGCACTCTCGAGTGCCTTCCACCTCACCTTTGGCTACCCCTCCACCCGCAACCGCCGGAACAACTTGGTCCGACTCATTACACGATTTGTGTCTCAAGTCAACCGTTATCTCAACGGTGGTTGCGCCGCTCTCGCAGACTTCACCCACAGTCTCAGATTCTACGCGCTCCAAGCCGATGTCCAAAAGATGCCCCCGCCAAAAATGGCGTGGGTCCGGACAGCCGGACAAGATTCGCGCAATCTGTTTACTGCGAGCGGAGCCCTCCGCGCGTGCCACGACGACTCATTCTCTTGCGAAAGCAAGAAATCCCTCGCCATTACACGCGCGATCGAGCGATGGTGCAAACCAGCAGCCATTGGTTCAACCAACACAGCTCCCTCCATCCTCCGAGACCTCGACAGCTTCACCAAGCGCATTCTGGCTCCACACTCAAAGTCCCTGGCACCCGCCATCCCCGTCCCAAACAACAATGCTTGTTACGAGGCGAGTACCAAGGACGGTGGGTCAGCCACGACTCTCTACCGCCAAATCCTGCGGAGCGAGCTCGCGAAATTTCTGGCAACTGCTCCTCCAAAACCGATCGCCCCCCCTCCGAAAGCTACGAAACCATTCCGTTTTCAATTCACCATTTCCAAGACCAAGGCAAAGCCTCCTGGACAGTCCGGGGAAGGAGCAGGGGTCAAAACCCCCTCCACCACACTGTCCAGCGCCTGGAAACGGCGTGGAACGGAGCCGAAGCTCCCAGAGGGACGACGAAAGGAACCGGAGAAATCCACAGCTCCTGCCCCATGGCAGGCCCCAAAACGGGGACCAGATCTCACTCTACTCGAATCCACCCTCAAACAGCGGAAGTTCACCGTGGAAGACATTGGTGTGGCTCTCCAGGCAGTGGGCAAACGAATGCCAACAGACACAAAGGCTCACCACAAGGCAGTTGGGGAAGTTCTCCTCAAAACCGACCTTGCGCCCATGCGCCCATTGGCAGTCGACGAAGGCTGTGGCGGAAAAATCCGCATCGCGAGCCTCCACCCAGCTTGCCTGGCTCACCAACTTCGGGGAGTCAACTCCATGGTCCTCGACCGTCTACTACGCCAACCCTGGTGCCGACACTTCAACGATACCCGGCCAATCCGAATCCAACGGCGGATCGTCCACGACGAAAAGCATTTGCTCTTCTCGGACGACTGGTCCGCCGCCTCCGATTGGCTCAGATGGGATATCGTCAGAACTGTCACGGCACAGATCACCTCCACGTTCGCTGGACAACTTACCAAGGCCGACCATGCCGCAATTGCGGCGGTCTCCCAGCCCAAGTCAGTCCGGCTACACCGTGGAGGCAAAGAAGTGGCGAAGACGCTCCGAGGAGCCCACATGGGGCTCTCCCTCGCTTGGGCTATCCTCACAATCATCAACGGATTTATCACCCACCGAACCTGCTTCAAGATCAATCAAATGGAAGGCACGGCGTACTACCACGTCAACGGAGA